CGCGAAACGCCGAGCGCACGGTCGCTCTGCGCAAGCTGCTCGAAGCCAAGGACGCGGGCGTTCGCGCTCACGTCGAGTAAACGAAGGGAACAGTAAATGAGCGGGAATGCAGGGTCCGCAGCACTTGCGGGGGACCCTGGCGGGGGCGGCGCTCCAGCCGGGGATCAGGGCGGTCAGGGCGGAGGCGCACCGGCCGGGGATCAGGGCGGCGCGGCCGCTGGCGGCGGCGAAAAGCCGTGGTTCGAGACGGCGGGGATCGACGCGAAATACGCGCCGGCCATCGCGGCGAAGGGGTGGACCAACCCCAACGACATTCTGGAGAGCTACACCAACGTCGAGAAGCTGGTGAGCTTGGAGCGCGGCGGCGACGTCGACCGCATCCTCGTGCGGCCGAAGGCCGACGCGACGCCGGAAGAGATCGCCGCGTTCCGCGCCAAGGCGGGCTTCGCGGCTCCGGCCGATATCGCCGAATACGGCTTCACGCCGGAGAGCGTGCAGACGACCGCCACCGATCTGTTCACGGCCGCCGGCCTGCCGGTCGAAATGTCGCAGGCATTCGCCGCAGAGATGACCCCCGTGGTCGAAGCCGCCGCCGGCTGGATGAAGGAAGCCGGTGTGCCGAAGGACGTCGCGGCTGGCCTCGTGCAGCAGGTGCTCGGCCGTGAAGTCGCCGCCCTGAAGGAGTTCCACACGAAGTCCGATCAGGAATACACGGCGCTTCAGCAGGAGATGGGTGACAAGTTCGCCGATTTCGAGGAAGCCGGCCGCCGCGCCTTTCGTGCTTCCGGGCTCGACAAGGGCGTGCTCGACAAGATCGAGCTTGCGATCGGCACCAAGGCCATGCTCGGCATGTTCGGCAAGTTCGGCCAGGCGATGACCGAAGCGTCGGCTCCGCAGCCCGGCAAGCAGGGCGGATCGTCGCAGTTCACGCAGACGGCCGATCAGGCGAAGCAGCGGATCGACACGCTCTCGCGCGACAGCGATTTCCAAGCAAAGCTGCTGTCGCCGAACCCCGAAGTGCGCAAGGCCGCGAACGCGGAATGGGAAGGGCTGTTCAAGACCGCGTATCCCTCTTGACGTAAAGCTGGCAAATCAGCTATCCAGCCGTCGAGGGGGCAAATCACCCTCGACGGCTGGCCCGGAGGGAGCCCGGATAACCGGCATGGCAACAAGGGAAACTAGCCATGTCGTTTCAGGTTCCAACTCACTTCGTTCAGGCTTACTCGACCAACGTCGAAATGCTGCTCCAGCAGCGCGGCGGTAAGCTGCTGCCCACCGTCATGCAGGGCTCCTACACCGGCAAGGGTGCCAAGGCCGTCGAGCAGATCGGCGCGGTCAAGCCGGTGAAGAACCTCGGCCGTCACTCCGACACGCCGCTGATCTCGACCCCGGCCGACGCGCGTTGGGTCTTCCCCAACGACTACGAATGGGCCGATCTGATCGACGATCAGGACCGCCTGCGTATGCTGATCGACCCGCAGTCGGGCTACGTGCAGAACGGCGTCAACGCCGTGCGCCGCGCGCAGGACGACGAAATCCTTCAGGCGTTCTTCGCCTCGTCGGCAACCGGCGAAAACGGCACCACCTCGACCGCCTTCCCGGCCGGTCAGCAGGTGGGCGTGAACGTCGGCGGCGCGAACTCGAACCTCAACGTCGCCAAGCTCCGCGCCGCGAAGAAGCTCTTCATGAGCGCCGGCGTCGACCTCGAATACGAGAAGCTGTTCTGCGCGATCACCTCGAACGATCACGACGGCCTGCTCAACGAAATTCAGGTCACGAACCTCGACTACAACACCCGGCCGACCCTCGTGGAAGGCAAGGTGACGGCGTTCATGGGCTTCAACTTCATCCCGGTCGAGTTCAACGACAGTGCGACGTATGACGCCGCCGCAACGATGGGGGGTTCAACCCGCCTCGTGCCGGCATGGTGCACCACCGCCATGCACCTCGGCATGTGGAACGACGTCACCAGCCGCGTCGACGTGCGCCCCGACAAGCGCTACGCCACGCAGGTCTATGTCAAGTCGACTGTCGGTGCGACCCGTCTTCAGGAGAAGAAGGTCGTGCAGATTTCGACGACGGGCTAAGCAAATAGCGGACCGGCACTCAGACGAGAAGGAACACACAGATGCCTATCACCTACGCCGCCGCAGTCGCCGGCCAAGCCGCACGCCCAATTATCAAGGCGACCGACCCGGCTTATGGCGGGCGAACGTTTCGCTTTCGCGCGAGCATCAACCTCGCCGCAGTCGCTACGGCTACCTTTGGCAACACGCAGGCCGGCGTTCCGACGACCGATTGGGTGCTGCTCGGCATCATCCCTGCGGGGTATGTCTTCGACTACGGTATCATCACGGCCTCGGCCACAATGGGCACTGCGGTTCTCGCGATTGGCACCAGCACAACGCACGCATCAAACGGGCAGTTTCGCGCAGCGGGCACCTTCACGGCCGTCGATACGCCAACGCTGTTCGGACTCGCCTCGGCGCAGGCAGCGGCAGCCTTCGCGGCGGACACGCCGGTGTACCTGACGGTTGCCACGGCGGCACTTCCGAACGCCGGCACGCTCGTCGTGGACATCTACGTCAGCAAGCCCTGAGGGAGACCGCCATGTCGTTTAACATCAACATCGTGGTCCCCGGCGGCAAAAGCGATGCGACCGGCGTGTCGATTACCCTCGGCGCAGCGGCCTTGTTGACCGGAATTGGCGCTCGGATCACGATCGACGACGCGCAGCTTGTCACGAAAGAGCAGGCGCTGCTCTCGATCCAGCAGGCTTATGAGCATCTTGCTTCGCGCCTGGTGTGGCCGCCGGCCTGATATTGCCGAAGGAGCCGCGCGTGTCTTATCTACCCACCGTTATCGCCGCGTTCCTTGCGCTTTTCGGGTTTAGCGCGACCGTCGTCGCACAGGCCACCTACTCGACGCCCGCAGGCTCTCTTGTCCAAGGCACGGTGCCGCTTGCGTGCGACCGCGCAGGCGCGAACTGCGCCCCGACGGCAGGTGACACGAACGGCGTCCTTGTACAGCCCGCGCGGGCTGCGTCCTTCTGGCGCTACGCCCCTCCGGTCGGCGGGATCACCAACAGCACGACTGCTGTCACGGTGAAAGCCGCAGGGACGGACACGGACCGCAACTACGTGACATCGATGGTCTGTACTGCCGACGCACTAGGGGCCGGAACCGACCTTGTGATCCGAGACGGAGCCGCCGAGACGGAGCCGCCGGGACAGTCATGTTTCGGCTGGAGATCCCCACGGCTGGCTGGCTAAGTCCCGTTCAAATGGTGTTCAACCCGCCGCTCCGGGGTTCGGCCGCAACACTTGTAGAGATCGCGACGCTGACGGCCAGCGTCACAGGCAGCGTCTTTTGCAATCTTCAGGGTTACGCCGGCAACCCGTAGTCTCCCTCGAAGGAGGCCGAGCAATGAGCAACAAGACCGAAGTCATCAATCGGGCGCTTATCAAGATCGGGGCGAACACCATCGCCTCGCCCGACGAAGCGTCCGAGCAGGCCCGCAAAGCGCTCCTGATCTTCGAGACTGTCGCGCAGAACGAACTCCGCCGTCAGGCGTGGAGCTTCTCGAAGAAGCGCGCCACGCTCGCCCCGCTGGCCGTCGCTACCGGCGGCGACGATTTCGCGAACTCGTTCAATCTGCCCGGCGACTGTCTGCGGCTTATCACCCTCAACGGCAGTTGGGTGTTCGCCGCGATCCGCGAGGCGAACAACGGGCTAGATCCCTACTACGCGATCGAAGGGCGCACGCTTCAGGCCAACGACAGCGCGGCCAAGATCGTCTACGTCTCGGACGTCTCCGGCTCCGTGGCTCTATGGGATGCTGCGTTCGTCGAGGCGTTCGCGTGCCGCCTCGCCACCGAGCTTGTGCAGTCGATCGCCAAGAACATGACGCTGAAGCAGTCGCTCAAGCAGGACTACATGGAGGCGCTGAAGGAAGCCAAGCGCACCAACGCGATCGAGCTTCCGCCGCAGACGCTCGCCGACGACAGTTGGGTGCTGGCGCGGCAGTGGTGATCGGGATACCATACCGCCATGGCACGCAGCGCACCTATCTGGAACACCTTCAACGCCGGGGAGCTTTCTCCCCTCATTGACGGCCGCACCGATCAGGAGAAGTATTTCGCAGGCTGCAAGCGGCTGCGCAACTTCATCCCCACGGTGCAAGGCCCGGCCACCCGTCGCGGCGGCACGCGCTATCTCGGCGCGACGAAGGGCAACCTGCGCGCGCGGTTCATGCCGTTCGAGTTCAATCAGGCGCAGAGCTATGTGCTCGAACTCACCGATCTGAAAATGCGGTTTTGGGTGAACCGGGGGCAACTGCTCTCGGCCGGTGTGCCCTACGAGATCACGACGCCATGGAGCGCTGCGAACCTCGTCACTGAAGAAGGCACGCTGTCGCTCCGCTCGGTGCAGAGCGGCGACGTTATGTGGGTTGTGCACAACGAAGGCGCGGTGCGGCCGCAGAAGCTCTCGCGCCTCGGGGCGACCTCGTGGACCCTGGCCGACGTGGATTTCGAGAACGGCCCCTTCGAGGATATTGACCCTGACAGCACCGTCACCGTCACCGCCAGCGGCACAACCGGCGTCATCACGCTCACTGCCTCGTCGGCGATCTTCACCGCTGACGATATCGGCACCGCGTTCTACATGGAACAGAAGGACGCGGCGGGGATCAAGACGTGGCAGGTGCAGACTGCCACCGGCGGAGGCGTCTACCGCAAGTATGAGGGAAACTACTACCTCTCGACCGGCACGGGCGGCACCGGCCGCACCGGCGCGAAGCCCCCGGTCCATACCGAAGGGCGGGTGTGGGATGGCCCGGCCGGAACGTCGACCGACACCACCAAGTCGGACGGCGACGGCGTGGAATGGGAATACCGGCATTCCGGCTACGGGTGGGCCAAGATCACCGCGATCGGCGGAGGTGGCACGACCGCCACCGCCACGGTGATCCTCAATAACGGCCGGCTCCAGCTTCCCGATCAGTTCACCACGACGGGCACGACCCGGTGGGCCAAGTCAGCCTTCAGCCAGGCACGCGGGTGGCCGACGAGCGTGGCGTTCTTCCGCGAGCGGCTGGTGTATGCCCGCAACCGCGAACTGTTCTTCTCGGTCGTTGGTGCCTATGACGACTTCAGCCGGAAGGACGGCCCGGATATCACCAAGGAAACGGCGATCAAGCTCCAGATCGCCAGCGACCGGCTCGACCTTATCCGCTGGATCACACCAAGCGCGGCGCTACTGGTGGGCACCGCGCGCAACGAGCTTTCGATCCAAGAGCAGACGACGACGCAGGTGTTCGCCGCCGACAACGCCGCCTCCATGCCGCAGACGGAATATGGCTCCCGGCTGCTCGAACCGATCCGCGTTGGCACCGCCGTGCTGTTCATTCAGCGCGCCGGGCGCAAGCTGCGCGAGATGATCTACGACTACGCCAGCGACCGCTACAAGGCCGACGATCTCACCGTCCTGTCGGAGCATATCGTCGACGCCGGCGTGATCGACATGGACTTTCAGCAGGAGCCCGACAGCATCCTTTGGTGCGTCCTGGCAGACGGCACCTTGTCGGCGCTCACCTATAACCGCGAGCGCGGTGTCGTGGCTTGGGTGCCGCACGTCATTGGCGGCCCCGACGCCTTCGTGGAGACAGTCGCCTCAATCTCGGCACCGGACGGCCGCCGCGACGACGTGTGGTTCGTCGTGCGGCGCACGATCAACGGCAGCACCGTGCGCTACGTCGAGGTGCTGGAGGATCACCGCCTGGCCGAGACGGATACCGCTGACGCCTTCTACGGCGACGCGGGGATCACCTACGAGGGCGTGTCGACCAAGGTCATCGCAGGGCTTGGGCATCTCGAAGGGGCCACCGTGCAGGTGCTTGCGGACGGAAGTGCGCACGCGGATTGCGTCGTCGCCGGCGGCCAGATCACGCTCAACCGCTTCGTCACGAAGGCGCAAATCGGCTTCGATAGCCCGGCGCAGCTTCAGACGATGCGCGCGGACGGCGGCGCGCAGGATGGCACGGCGCAGACGCGCAGCAAATCGTTCGGTGAAGTATGGGCACGGCTGCACAACACCATCGGAGGTTTGATCGGGCCGACATTTTCGCGGCTCGACCCTATCCCTGGCTTGAAGCCTGCCAATCCGGTAGGCACTCGCCCGGCGCTTTTCAGCGGAGATCGCAAGATCGAGTTCCCCGCCGAAGTTGGAACGGACGGCTATATTTGCGTTCAATCTTCGCCTATGCTGCCGATGACGCTAGTCATGCTTTCGGCACGGATGGAAGTGAATGATTGACCTTATCCCCGCGCGGCCTTGGATGGCCGAGCGCTTGCAGCTTCAGGCTGCGCAGCAGATCACCGGGCAGACGATGACACCCGAGAACGTCGCGATGGCGATCGAGGGCGGCATGGCCCTGGCCGGTGTCAAAGGCGACAAGATCGTCGGCATGGCCGGAATATTCGAGCGCTGGAGTGGTGTCGGGCTGGCGTGGGCCTTGCTCGCGGAAGACTTCAGCGAGCATCGCGTGTCGGTTTTCCGGCTCATGAAACGCGCTCTCGACGTGTCACCCCTTATTCGTATAGAAGCACACGTAGCGGCGGGGCACGCCGAAGGGGAACGCCTACTCGATCATCTAGGCTTTGCGAGGGAAGGGGTCATGCGCAAGTTCTGGCAGAACCTCGATTACAGCCTCTTCGCACGGGTGCGATAATGGCGTTCATCGCACCTGCACTCGCTGCGGTCGGTTCCGCAGTTGGCGCGTCGGCCGCGACGGCCACCGCAGTCGGCGCGGTCGTTGCGTCCACGGCTGTCGCCACGCTCGGCGTAGGGGCCTCTGCCCTCGCCTCCGCCAACGCCGCGTCCTATCAGGCCGATCTTGCTCGCTCGCAGGCCAAGCAGGCGCAGGAGCAGGCGGCCGTGAAGGCGGGTGAGGTAGCACGCGAAGGCCGCCAGCGCCTCTCTGCCGCGCGGGCTGGCGCACTCCAGAACGGCTTCGAGCTTTCCGGCTCCATGAACGATCTGCTCGACCAGGCGGATAGGCAGGACCAGCTTGACTATCTGACGGCCGTCTACGACGGCAGCGTGCAGGCGACCGGGCTCAACGCCAGCGCCAAGCTCTACAAGAGCCAAGCGACGAACGCCCTGATCGGCGGCGCGCTCGGTATGGGATCGAAGGCTCTTGGCGGTGTCGCGGACGTCTACCGGATGCGCGGCTCGTCGATCAGCGTGAGCGGAACCTGATATGGCACAAATGCCGACCATCGCCTCTACGGCCGGCCGCCGTATTCTCCCCTCCGCCGATCTGCGCGTCGAGGGCGCGACGCCCGCCGCGTTTGGTGCGGCAGTCGGTGCGGGGCTCCAGCAGCTAGGCGACGCCGGTGCCGACGCCGGCAAGGCCGTGCAGCAGTTCGAGCTTGTCAAGCAGGAGGAAGCGAACCGCCTGGCCGAGTTCGACCGGCAGACGCAGTTCGTCGCGTTTGGCTCCGATCAGGCGACGAAGCTGGAGGAAGCGCGCCGCAATCTCTCCGGCCCGGCGCAGGACTTCACGAAGAGCTTCATGGGTGGCTTCGACGCCGACGCCGCTGCGTTTCTGGAGAAAGTGCCGGCGCGGGATCGCCACGCCTGGCAGGCCCGCATGGCGCAGCTTCGCGCAGGTGTGGCGGGCGACGCGCTCCGCAGCGAGTTCACGCAGCGCGACAGCTACTACAAGACGACGATCGGCGACACGCTCGGCAAGCTCGCCAGCGGCGCGATGAGCAATCCCGATCAGATGGACGGCTTCAGGGCGCAGGGCGAACAGATCATCGCCGCGTCGGGCCTCTCTGCACAGGACAAGCTCGAATACACGACGCGGTGGAAGGGGGCCGTGTCCGTGGCCGCTGCGCAGGGCGACGTCATGCGCGATCCCGAAGGGGCCCTGCGCAGGTTGGGCGGTCTGCCGAGCGCCGCGACAGAAGGGGTCGTGTCGCCTACCTCGAGCGACGTTGCGGAAAAGATCATCAACGTCGAAAGCGGCGGCGACCCGAATGCACGCAGCAAGACGTCTTCGGCCAGCGGTCTCGGGCAGTTCACTGACGCAACGTGGCTCGCTATTTACAAAGACAAGATCGGAACCGACGGGCTTACCGACGCGCAAATCCTCGCTAAGAAGAACGACCCTGCATTGTCGCGACGGCTGACAAAAGCTTTGGTCGACGAAAACAAGGCGGTGCTTGGCGCAAGTGATCTTCCTGCCACAGACGCCAACGTCTACGCGCTGCACTTCCTAGGGCCGCAGTACGGCGTCCAGCTTATCCGCGCTCCGGCCGACGCGCCTGTCGAAAGCTTTTTGCCGCGCGGCTTTATCAGTGCGAACCGCAGCGTGTTAGCCGGTAAGACCGCAGGAGAAATCCGCCAGTGGGCTGCAATCAAGATGGGCGGAAGCGCAGCCGCTCCGGGGGCAGGACAGTCGAGCGCCACGCCGAACACCGAGCCGGCGCTCGATCCGCGTTACGCCGATCTTCCGTCCGAGGTGCGCGCGCAGCTAATCGGTGCGGCGCAGCGCGAGATCGACGCCAAGCAGGCGGCGGACGCACAAGCCAACCGGAGCGCACACAGCGCGTGGCTGAACAACTTCATGAACGAACTAAACGACGGGACGGCAGGGGAAGCGGATATTGAGGCGGCGCGCAAATCTGGCATTCTCACCGACTTTAACGAAATCAGTCGGGCACAGTCGATCGTCCAGCAACGAAACCGGCAGAATACGGAACTCGCCACCTTCAACGCCATGTGGGAGGCGCAGCAGACGTTCAATCCTTTCGACACTGGCGCTCAAAAAGCGGCCGACGCCGGCTACAAGCAGGCTTTGCTCGGCGGCGTTGCGCCGCTGGAGGCAGCGGCTGCGATATGGGAGCGCACGAGCATTCTGCCTGAAAGCGCGGCGGTGTCGATCCGGGGCGCGATGATCTCGACCAACCCGGAGACGGTCGGCGGTGCGTCGGCCTTTGCATCGAACATGCTGGCGCGCAACCCGAACGCTTTTGCCGGCGTCAAAGGCGGCGAAGAAATCGAGCGAAACGCGCTGCTTTACGGCCATTTAGTAAACGACTTGGGCGCGACCCCCGCCGAGGCGGCCGCCCAAGTCGCGCGGCGAAACGCACCCGAGGTCAAGCGGACGATCGACGCGAGCAAACCGGCAACAGAAGCGTTCCGTAAGAAGCTGCTTGCGGTAAACGTCGAAAGCAAGCTCGGCGCTGAGTTCGGAAGTTTTTTCGATCTGTCATTAGACCCGGACTTTGCCTCGCCGCAGCAACGCGCTGTTGCGGCACAAGACTATGCGGACATCGCGGCAAATCACTTCGCCACGTCGGGTGACGCCGGGGCGGCAGAAAGTTACGCGCTCGCGCAAATGAAGAAGCTCTATGGTGTAGTAAACGGGCGGTTGATGAAATATCCGCCGACGCGAGCCTATCCGCCGATCAACGGTTCGCAGCAATATATCTTTGAGCAGGCGGCTGCGGACATCAAGGCGGTCACGAAGCGCGAGATAGACCCTGGCCGTGTGTATCTTATGCCGGTTCCGACGGCCACAGCCGAGGCGTTTCGCGCAGGAAAGCCGGTACCCTACGCGGTTCATTATCTTGACGAGGTCAACGGGCAGAAAGTCTACCGTGTTCTTGCCGGGAAAGTGTTTCGTGCGGACCCGAGCGCCGAGATAGCCCGCGTA